CCGAATGTGATGTAATGGTCTGCACCTGTGTACATCTGCACTTGTAAATCTGAATGAGCAAAATAGTTAGCAGCAATGCGAGTACGCTTATCGGCAAAAGAACGAGCACGGTCAGAGACCTGATTAGCGGCCGAGCAGTTAACCGCAGGAAGTGGCGCCATAACTTCTGACAAGTCACGGGCAACAATGTCAATAAAATTTGCAACGACATTTGCGTCTACACCTTCTGGAAAGAACTCTGGATAGACAGATGCAATCTTGCCTTTACGAACAGCAAGTACGTCTTGCGCTCTTGCGTCCTTGTCGGCAGCACGGTCTTTAAGAGAGTCTACTCTCGCTGCAATTTGTTGAATACTTAACAATTATCTACCTACCCTTATTTGTATAAATGAGGAAATGTTTGTTTTCTTAATTTTGCAATAAATTCAGGAGAGGCTCTACCACCACGCTCTTCTAACTCTTTTTCTCTTTTTTGTTCAGCACCACGGATTTGATAAGTCTTTTGCTTATTAGTTAGTTTCTTAACACCTTTAACTATTTTTTTAGGATTAGGCATTACTTGTTACCTTTTTTAAGTTGTTGTATTAAAGCATCTTTTTGTTTTTGTAAACGATTTGCTGAGTTTACAATATTAGAACGTTTTGATGGTGGGGTACGTTTCCATACATTTCTAAGTGTAGAAAGGTTTTCATTAATTTCTTTTAATTTTTTATTTGCATCAGCGTTGCTTCTTACAAAAGGAGTTTTCTTAGTACCAAGATTTGGAATAACACCCTTAGTAATTTTTTGTTTACTAACCATAAAGCCAAGTTCATCTACCTTAGCCTTCATTCCTGGTCTTAATTTATCTTCTGGTCTTAGTGCTCTAGTGGTTGGCTTAGCATCTCTCTCGCTAACCTTCTTACCTTTAGCATTAATGTTAGTACCAGTGCGACCTCTAGTTGCTGCCTCGCCCACTGCTTTGTCTGGTTGTTTCTTAGGTCTAACTGCTTTAATAATTTTTCTAGGATTAGGCATTACTTCCCCATATTTCTATAAACTTTGTTTACGTACTTAGCACCCTTTTTACCAATACCACCTATAGCACGAGTGGCTTTAGTCCATGGTACTGCATACATAGCAGCATCTCCTATGGTTTTAGGAATAAACAAATCAGAAAGTACTGGGGCAACTGGAGATGTTTTAGATTTTTTAAAAGCACCAGGTGCCATCTTCTTAGACTTAGCCATTATCTACTACGTCTTTTTTTATTTAAATCTTTTGTAACTTCTTTTTTAAATGCAGCCTCTTTTGGTGTTCGTTTTGCTGTTGCAACTCCAAAACCACCGTACTCTTTCATGGCTCCTAAACTTCCACCACGAACACGATTAGGGCGCAGGGGGTCAGCATTTTTAATAAAGTTAGGTTTATTTTGATAAAATTCACGGTCTTTACGGTCTTGCTTTGAACCAGTCTTATTGGTTGGTTTGTTAGCGGCCTTGAGTCCACGTTTGTTTGCGTTAGATGCAGATTTCTTTGCTGCTGCTTTCTTAACTGCTTTAACAATCTTGATTGGATTTGGCATTTACTTACTCCGTCTCTTTGCTGGAATCTTAGGAACATCACTTGCGTAATAAGGAAAACCTTTTCTAGTATTACTTAAATTTTGGTCATACGCCTTACCTATTTTTTTAGTGTCTTTAATAAATTCTTTTACACGACCCTTACTTGCGGCATTAGCACTAACTCCCGCTTTAGCAACTTTTTTATTAGATGTTGCTTTTGCTAACTTAGCCTTTGAGGTTGCCATTTGTGGCGACATCTTGCTTTTTGCAGTCTCACGTTTTTTAACAGACTTTGCTTTGCCAGCAGTAAGTTTGCTAATAGCCTTAATTGGGTTTGGCATAATATGTCTTGCCATTGCTCTGCAAGGGCTTCGTCTAGATTAACTGAGTATCGCTTTTCTGTTTGTGCTCTGGTTGCCCAGCGGTTTCTTGCATACCTACTGATGTTGCTAGTCTGTTGCATAAATTCCCGTGCTCTAAGCACAACAAACCACAGTGCCATAACACAGTCAGTCTTACCACGAGTATTAGGCTTCCAGGTTATTAACTGCTGGACTAACGCCTTCATACCCTCTGAATTATCCGTTGAAGGAAACTCGATAATATTATTCTTTTGGAACTTCTCATCTCGCATAGTTCCCATTAGCATAGACATACCTGCTACACCAAAGTTAGAGTCCCATTTGTTTTTACTAGTAAAGTGAGATTCTAAACGGCAGCCATATCCTGCTAGCCAGTTTCTTAAATCATCATCCAATGCATAGGCTTTTTGGTGAGCGTTAATCTCAACTCGTAATTCTTGTGGTCTGTATTTATCTACCAAGTGCTCAATGATGTCTTGAATCTTTTGTGGGGTAGGGTCTGACATATTGACGCAGTCAAGGACATATATCCTGCTGTCTGCTCTGTTATATGTGGCCACCACAAACGCAGCATTCCCGCCCATTGCGGGGTCAAAACCAATAATGGTATACCCCTCAATGTTACGGGGATGTCCTACCGCACCTGCTTTCAGCAGGCCACGTTTGCGTTGGCCATTGATACAACCCTGAACAATTGCGGGTGGAAAAATATTATCTTCGGAAACATCCTCTTGTTGGTAAACCAACGCCCATGTTTGCGGTGTTACTTCGCTGCGTCTGCGGAATAAGGCTTTGCCGTCCCACTTCGGGAAGTACCCTTCTTCGTCAGGTACGTCAGAATCCCCATCCCAAGGAAGGTCCGACTTAGGCCAAAGCGTTTTCCAGTCTTGCGGCTTTTCTGAATATTCCAAAACAGCAGGCATGCCCATATAAGTAAAAGGGCTTTTACCACCAGACCAGTGCTTGGTCTCACGGAGTTCTTTATAGAAGTCTTGTGCTGCAATTCGTGTCCCTACGATTAGTAACTTACCATTTTTACCCAGACGGGTAATAACTTCTTTTTGTAGCCAGTTAATTTGTTTCTCGAACTCATGGGCGTTTGCTGTAGTTATGCAGTCATCAAGAATGATGAGGTCAGCACGAGCACCATAGATTTGTCCACCCATACCAAGTGCTTGGATGGTGGGGTCCTTCTCGCTAGAATTTCTAGCATCGCTCCCAAGGTAAACGGTATCAACTCGCCAAGTGTCTGAATCTTCTTTCCAACCACCTTCAGGGCCAAAAGTTGTTTGCAACTTTAACCAGCGTGGATGGGAGAGTCTCTGCTTGATTGCGTACACGAACTCACGTGCTTTGATTAACGTTTTAGAAACCACGATAATGCGGATATTTGGATTGAGAGCGATACGGTATGTGGAGTAGTTTACGGTGATGACTGTACTCTTAGCATGCTCAGGTGGCACGTTAAGCAATAGACGGGCTGGGTCGCCCTTCTCGTAAACCATACTAGGGTGCAGCCATGAAGGCTCTCTATCCTCTAGTAAGTCAATCCAATCTTGATGGTGGGGGAATACCCTCTGCTGTAAAAAAATTTCTGAAAATCTTGGGAAGTCTATTTCCTCTTTGGGGATACCTAGGGCTGCAAGGGAAGCATCCTTTGCGGTTGCCTTAGCCTCTGTTAAGTCAGCAGCAAACTTCTTATCCCTAAGACACCAGATTCTTACGGTGTCGGGCTTCTTACCACAAACTTCCATAGCCTTATGGACTGAGTGGCCTTCGGCCACGAGGGCTAAAACTTTAGCCTTTGCCTCTGCCATAGCCATAGATTTTGGGTTACTATTACCCTTATTAAATGCCATTAGTCCTGTCCCGTTTTCATCAGTTGTAACAGTTCTTAAGTTCAGTCTGTAACGCAAGTCCCCCAAGGACTTGCTACTGTTAAAAACAGAAACAGTCTCTATACTGTTTAATCCGTCCAAACAGCCAAAACGGACACTTTTATTTAAAGTATTTTTTTATTAGCCCAAAAATCAGTACAAAATAGGACAAAAGGATACTGGTATGGGGGATATACTTTGTACGGGAAAATCTTTTATGTAGATACATATACTATCTCAGCCCAGTATTAATCACTCTGGGGTCAAGATACTTGACCTACAGGACAGAATAGAACCTTGTTGTCCAGTACTGAGAGACGC